CTACTACAAACCAATTAAATCTTGCACGAATCACGGGAGACTTTAATATCTACGATGAATTCGTTGGAGAAGAATCTGGAGCAAGACATAAGGCAACTCCAGGATCTATTGCTGATAAATTCAATCTACCTGATCCTTTTGCATCTAATAATGATTTTGAAACTGAAGGAGACAACATATTAGATTTCAGCGAATCTAATCCATTTGGTCTTCCATAAGGGTTACTTTTGTTAAATAGTATATAATTATCATTTAGTATAATGTTTGAGTACTTCTACCACGAGATATTAAGAAAAACGGTAATATCTTTCGGAACACTTTTTAATGATATTGATATTAAGAAGACGGATGCTTCAGATAATGTTACCTCAGTAGTAAAAGTGCCTCTTGCATATGGACCTATGCAAAAGTTTCTTGCTAGACTTGAGCAATCTCCAGATTTAAATAAAGCAACTCAAATTACGTTACCCAGAATGTCTTTTGAGATGACTGGTATTTCATATGACTCATCGAGAAAAGTAACAACAACTCAAACATTTTTATCGGGAACAAAAGACGACGGTTCGGATATTAGAAAGAATTATATGCCGGTACCATATAATGTAGATTTTGAATTAAGTATCTATACAAAAATAAATGATGAGATGCTTCAAATTGTGGAGCAAATTTTACCATATTTTCAACCACAATATACAATGACTGTTAATCTACTCGAAACTATTGGTGAGAGAAGAGATGTTCCAATTATTTTGAATTCTATATCAATGGATGATCAATATGAAGGTAACTTTGAAACAAGAAGATCATTAATTTATACTTTAAGATTTACCGCAAAAACATATATCTTCGGACCAATTTCTACTGGAGCTACAACAGATATTATCAAAAAGTCTGTTATTGGATTTGGTGCTGGTGGTTCTGGATCTAGACAAATTGATGTTAGATATACTGCAGAACCAGTTGCGACCAAGAGTTATTCTGAGAATAATACTACATCATTACTCAAAGATTTACTCAAAACAGAAACAGTACTTGAAGTTATTTCTTCCTCTGGAATTGTTGCAGGAGATAAACTATCGATCGGAGAAGAAACTGTATATGTCTCTGATGTAAACGGCAACAAACTTAGAGTAACACGAGGATTCTATTCAACTTCTGTTATTGATCATGTTGGCGGAACAGGAGTCAAATTAATTAGTGAAGCTGATAACGCCAAGATTGAAATTGGTGATGATTTTGGATTTGATGGTGAATGGTCATGAGTAATAAATTTGACGAACTAGATGATACTTTTAATGTTGAAGCAGATATAGTAGAGGTAGACTCCTCAATTTCAAAAAATAAAATTGAGGAAATAAAGGCAACCTCTGATGATATTAAAAAAGACTATGACTATACAAGAGGAAATTTATACTCTTTAATTGAAAAAGGTCAAGAAGCAATTAATGGTATTCTTGAATTAGCCCAAGAAACTGAGCAAGCAAGAGCATATGAAGTTGCTGGGCAATTAATTAAAAGTGTTGCAGATGCAACAGATAAATTATTAGATCTTCAGAAAAAACTAAAAGATGTTGAAGGAGAGAATTCAAAAGGTCCAACGAATGTTACCAACGCACTTTTTGTTGGATCTACCGCAGATTTAGCAAAACTTTTAAAACAGCAGCAAGATAATAAATAATCTTATATCTAAACGCAAATCCAATGAGTGTTCCTGCAGTAACATCATTAGCAATATATAAAGGAACTGATTTTGAGAAAAAAGTTTCTATTGCCCTAACTACTTTAGTTGGTACAGAAACGATAACAGCTAAGATCAGAAAGCACGAAACAGCGAGTACTTCGTATAGTTTCGATACTCACATTGATACAACTAATAATGTAGTTGTTATATCAATGGGTAATAGTGTTACCGACGATCTAACAGAAGGTAGAAATTATTTTGATATTATTTCCGAAAATTCTTCTACTAATAAAATAATGAAATTAGTTGAAGGTTCAATAATAGTAAATCCAACAGTATCCTCATGAATTTTTTATCTCAATTTATGATGATGTCTTCCGCAATTTTAGCGGCATCTCCAACTGATGATGAGGCATTATTTACAACCTCGGGATCTTTTACCTGGGTTGCTCCACCAAAAGTAAGAAGTGTAAGTGTTGTATGTATTGGTGGAGGAGCTAGTCCTTTAGTCGCTACTAGTAATTTTCCTGGTGGAGGTGGAGGAGGTTTAGTTTATGCTAATAATATAAGTGTAATTCCTGGTCAATCGTATGATGTTGTTGTAGGAAAAGGAGGAGATTCTCAAGGAAGTTCTGTAAGTCCATTATCAGGAGAAAATGGAGGTCTTTCCAGTTTTACTGCCGATTTAACAACATTAATTGCCTATGGTGGTTTTTCTAATGGTAACTCTGGAGTTTTCTCTGGCGGTGATGGTGGAGGAAACGGTGGAGCATCTAATGCTTCTCAAGGATATGGTGGCGGTGGTGCTGGTGGATATACAGGAAATGGCGGATCTGGTGGGCAAGGTGGAAGTTCTTCTCAAGGAAATCCCGGTGATGCTGGAACTGGTGGTGCTGGAGGTGGTGGAGGTGGATCTTTCGCACAAACATTTTCATCAACTCAACCAGGTAGAGCATCATCTGGAGGTGGTACAGGAGTTTATGGACAAGGTTCAGATGGAACTGGTGGACTCGGTGCAACGTCTGATTCCGGTTTAGGAAATGCAACTGCATCTGGAGGAGGAAGTAATGGTACAAATGGTGATTTGAATGGTGGTTTATTTGGTGGAGGTGGAAGATCTGGATTTTTAAAAACAACGGTTCCGAATTTATACATTGCAGGTGGTTCTGGTGGTGGTGGTGCTGTCCGTATAATATGGCCAGGGAATATTAGACAATTCCCCTCACTAAATACTCAAGAGATATAGTAGAGATTTTAAATGTTAGTAAAATTAGAAAATGGAATCCCTGTTGGAAATCCTATTGATGAAAAAAACTTTAGAAAACTGTACAACAATACATCCTTTCCTAGATCTCTAACTACAGATTGTGTAGAACCTTTTGGTTATGGTTTATATCAATATACAAAACCTCCAATTCCGGGAAGACATTTTAAAGTTGAAGAAACTGTTCCTGTAAGAAATTCTGATGGAATTTTTATGCAGACTTGGGAAACAGGGGCAATGTCTGCAGAAGAGATTGAAAAATCTACAGAATTAAAAAAACTCGAAATTAAAAGATTGCGAGATGAAAAATTAAGAGGAAGTGATTGGACTATGATGTATGATGTCCGTGAGAATGAACGCTATTCTGATGAATTTATACAAGGATTTTTGGACTATAGAGAAAAATTAAGAGATATACCATCACAAAAAGAATATCCATGGAATGTTCGGTGGCCAATTGAGCCTAGCCCTACTAAATAAAGACATACTAGAAAAAGACGAGAATGTCCCAGCTATTCGTTGATACTATAAGAAATAGAGATGGTAATGGTGCCCCAGTTTTTGATAAGGGTGTCGTTATTTCAGGTATAATTACTGCATCGGGATCTCTTGCTGGCGATTCTGTTTCGATTGGAGTAACAGAGGTTGTTAGTTCAGGGTTTGAATTAAAAAATATCATCGACTTAGATGCAACCACAACTGCAACAATAGAAGCTGCTATTGTTCTTGCACCAAATGATTTTGCAAGTCTAAATGTAAGTGGTATCTCTACTTTTGGATCTAATATTGATTTAAACGGAAACATTGATATATTAGGCCATACAGAAACTAATACATTAAATGCTACTGGAATTTTAACAGCAGCATTATTATCAACAGGAACGGAAGGATCCGATATTAGGATATCTTCAAACACAATTAGTGGTCCAGCAACAATTACAATTGATCCTGCAGGTATTGGGACAAACACAGGAACAGTTGTAATCAATGGCGATCTTCAAGTAGATGGAGATACAACAACCGTAAACTCAACTACTTTAACTGTAGACGATAAAAATATTATTCTTGCTAGTGGATCCCTTACCGACGCATCTTCTGATGGTGGTGGTATTACACTAGAATCTGGAGAAGGAAATAAAACAATTAATTGGGTTGACTCTACAGATTCTTGGACATTCTCCGAGAATATTGATCTTGCTGCTAGTAAGACTTTTAAAATTAATGGAACAGATGTTCTTTCATCAACGACTGTAGGTTCGGCTGTAACTAACTCTTCTCTTCAAAATGTAGGAACACTTGCAGGAGTTCAAGTTAGTGGTGCTGCTACAATCGGTGGAGATTTAGATGTAGATGGTCATACCAATCTTGATAATGTAAATGTTTCTGGTGCTATCACTGCCACTACATTTACCGGTAATCTAGCTGGATCGATTAATACTGCGGAACAAACTAGTATAACCAAACTTGGTACACTAACGGAACTTGATGTAACTGGACAAACAGATCTTAGAAATGTAAGTATTGTTGGAGTAACAACTTTCACAGGTAACATTGACGCTAATGCTGACTTAGATGTCGATGGTCACACAAATCTCGATAACGTAAGTATTGCTGGTGTTGTAACAGCAACAACATTTATTGGAAATGGTGACTTTGTAGAACTAGATGTAGATGGTCATACCAATCTTGATAATGTGAGTATTGCTGGTGTAACTACAACTTCAGGTTTACTTGATATTAATGCTGGTGGACAAGCAAATACTTTCAAGGTAGAAGATCTAACAGATAACCGTGTTATTATTGCTGGAACTGGTGGTGAACTTGAGGACGATGCCAATCTAACCTTCAATGGATCTACCCTTGCAGTTGGTGTTAATTTAGATATAACTGGAGACCTAGATGTTGATGGTCATACCAACTTAGATAATGTAACTGTTGGTGGGGCTATTACAGCAACCACATTCACTGGTAGTTTGTCTGGAGAAGTTGATACAGCAGCACAACCAAACATTACTTCGGTTGGTACTCTAACAGGACTTACGATATCTGGTAACATTACTGCTCAAGCAGATTTGGATGTAGATGGTCATACCAATCTTGATAATGTGAGTATTGCTGGTGTTGTAACAGCAACAACATTTATTGGAAATGGTGACTTTGTAGAACTAGATGTAGATGGGCATACAAACTTAGATAACGTAAGTATTGCTGGAGTAACAACTTTTGCAGGTAACATTGACGCCGATGCTGACTTAGATGTTGATGGTCATACCAATCTTGATAATGTAAGTATTGCTGGAGTAACAACTTTTGCTTCTAGAGTTGAACTTGATGGAGATCTTGATGTTGACGGAACTACTGAGTTAGATGTTCTTAATGTTGCTGAAACTGCTACATTCTCCGCGAATATCGATGCTAACAAGTCTGTAGATGTTGCAGGAAATCTCAATACGCTTACTCTTAGAGCAGGACTTTCAACATTCACTGGATTTGTTTATGATGAATTAGATCCTGATACTAGTTTAAGAAATGCAGGAGACTTTAATAATATTACTGGTGTAGCATTTACTAGTGGTTCAACAGATACATTATATTGGGACTTTGCTACGGCACCTTCCGTAATTGGTGGCGAGGCTAGTAACGGAATAGAGAATATTGAACTCGCTGGTCTTCCAACAAATAGCAAATATATGGTGAGAGCAACTTTAATCACATTTACTGATGCTGCCAATGACTGGGACACTGGTAACGTTGTGCTTAAAGTTAATGGTCAGACACCAACAAACTATCTTTGGAGAAATGGTGCTCAACCAGTTGGTACGACAACAGGTTCATCAAATGCTTTTGATATTGTAGAATTCAAGATTGTTCATGATACGAACGATGAGTTCAGTGTATTCGCTGAGTGGTCTGCTTATCACGCCACTACTTGATATAAATAACTAAAACTAAAATCAGTAAGGGGATAGTGAACCTTGGGTATTCAGAAGAATTTTGTCGTAAAGAATGGACTAGAGGTTGACGAAAATACTCTATACGTCGATTCGGATGAAAATAAAGTTGCTATAGGTACGATATTTCCTGATGTAGAACTCAGAGTAATTGGATCTATCGGATGTACTGATTTTGATGCAACTAGAAATTTAAGAGCTAGCGGAA